GCGATAATTTTCAGTTCATCCGTCGTCGGCTGATGGTCAAAGCTTGCAAAATCGAAAGGCAAGTTCCAGCCTGACCCTATTTTGTCCATCATGAGCAGTAGACGTTTAGTTTGATCAAACAACCGTTCTTCAAGAGTGTTGCCACGCCATTGAAGGTAGCTATGTCCACTTAACTCTGTAATATAGGACATTTTCCAATAGGAATAGATATCAGAAGCAACTGCTATCCGTATTTTCGCTAATTCGCTTTTAATTATTGCTGAATTACTCTGTGCTGCAGTGGAAATTGCTTTTGTTGCTTCAGTTTTTAAATCAATGCAATCGGCTACGAAATTTTTCCGACACTTAATCTTATGCGTCTTACCTTCGTCATCGATATAAATCAACTTGCCAATAGAACTGCTGCCGCCAGTCTCCCAATTGCCATCCATCAGCCATTGCTCGAAAGGCTTGTATTCAGCGTGCTTAACACACTGTACGTCAAGAATTCTGTTAGCGGTAGTTTTAAATAGCTGTAGCCAGTCATGCGTATCGTTCGTCAGTCCGTGTCTACCCCCACTGAACGCTAAAGCTTTAGTGTCAGCAAATATATCGAATCCTTGAAACGGTGGATTTCGATAGCCAAGTAAACAGACGTTCTCAATCACGAGCTCAGGTGGAAAGCCCTCTACCTCACGCTTTTTAACTTGATTGCTAACAAACTTGGCGACGTTTTCGAAATGGTCTATCGTTGCGTCAAAAGCTCCAAGTTCAAGCCACCATGTGAACCAATCAAAGTTACTAGCACTAAGAAAGAGGTCTGCGTTCAAAACATTGAGTGTGGCAATATAGTCCCACCCCATGAGATGTTTTAGTATTAAAGTCACACGATCCCACAAGTGCAATTCGCGATAACACTGCAATGTGTCAGCAAATCTAGTGCGTCGGATCGTTTTGTCCATTTTTGTCCTAAAAGGAAAGAAAATTGTTATATGCTCGTCGGTCCAAAACCCCTTCCGCAGGAGCTCAAACCACGATTCAGGTAACATAGCCTTGGGAGTAGCCTTAACATGAGGTACAAGTCGCTTAAGCTCGTTATGTGTGAGGGGTTTCTCCCATATAGCAGGTATAAGCAATTTGGTCTTGATGAGGTCTGAATAGAGACAATTGGGCATAATATTTTCATGCGTAGCAGTGTACACAGAAAAAAGAATAACTCGAGC